GCCAAACGTAAGTCCAGGAATGTAGGCACGAATAGTGCCGCCATACCCTGGCGCAAGAGTGGACACAGTTGAACCTAGTGCACTGTACGCCAACTGAGTGGCGTCACCAGTCCCAGTCATACTGGGCGCTCGGGTGCGTCGCTTGCGCACTCCGCCCTGCACGGGAGATTTCGTCATGGACTTAACCATGTTGCCAGAGGGTTTTCGTGAATGTCTATCGCCTTAACGTCGGGGAACGTCATGGGGTGGGGTTCGCATATGGACACCGGTTGGCTGTACTCAACCTCCAGGGCGGCTTGATGGTCTGGGAGGATGCCGAAAGCCAGGTAAAACGAATACCTGGTCTCATCGGTAACCTCACAGGCCTCCACTCCCCTGGACATGTAGCCCAGCCCACTGTCCCACACGCGTTCCACCACCCCATCAGACGCCCCACGTCCAAGACGAACCAGGCGATCGTACCAGGCGGACCAAACCGGGACCCCGGCGGTCAGTGAAGCCCCGCAACTACCAATCGCAGAGCACCACTGGCGGAATGCTGCATCCGTGTCCCAACTAAGCAGGGAGACACAATCCTTGCTCATGGCAACACGTGGGTCACGAACCATGCGCCACCCGTTTGCACAACGGACGGGCCTGGCCTGGCAGAACTCCACGTGTTCCAGAACATAGACTGGTTGCTCCCTGGTAAGCTTGAACCCAAAATCCAGCATCCACTGATCGATTCCATCAAGTTTGGGCAAGTCCCCGCGCTCTATGAACACCACACAGTCATCGCCGTTGTTTGCCAACCGGAACTTGATCCCGATTGACTCGCAATAAGCAATGACCATGCAGCTCATAAGCAAGCAGTTCCCCATCCCAGTGTTGATGTCGCCGCTCATCCGCCGCCCATCCACTTCATAATCCACCCGCTTGCCCTCAACACGGGCAACACCATGGTTGGACAATTGCCAACTCAGCAGGCGCCGAAGCTCCTTACACCCAAACACCGCGTTGTACACCGAATGCTCGAACCGCAACGCCTCCACAGAGACGTGCTGGTCAAAGCGACTCGCGTCCAATCCAACGGCGACTGGGTTACGGAACTCGGCCCAATGCCTCGCCAACCAACCTCCAACCCGCTGCGCATTCAACCCCTTCAGCACCACTGGGTAACCCCACACACGCTGAAATCCCGCACACAGCTCCTTCTCGAACAGCTTGAGGTACCTACCAACCTCCAAGTTGTAGCGAGGGGACCTTGGCTGTATGACCCGGGGAGCAGGGTCACCTTTGGAATCAAAGTTGACCTTCTCCGCCTTGACAAATGTGCTAACCCAGGCATCGCGCTTGTTGATAGCCCGAACCTTAAGGCTCTCAAGCGCACGCTCATACACACCACGTTTGCGCCCAGTGTACAGTCCAGGGTACTCGTCCCTGGAGACAATGGGGGTCGAACGCATGGCGCGCAAGAGACGCAGACGGATTCCGTCTAGCCTGGCAAACACACCTGCCTTGGGGGAGGGGGCCTGAGTAAGCCCCTCACTGCCGGACACGTAAAACACGCGTTCGACAATGCCCCGAGCCAAGTTCTTCAAACAGTCGTTGTGGACACCATACCGCACCCCAGTCCCAAAGCCGGACAGGTACCTCACAACGCGGCCGCCAAGGCGGCCTCCTACCCTACCACCGATTTCCCGGATCCGAAGACACCCTTCACCACACCTGTCGACAAGTGTGGTTACTCCGGGAAGGATGGCAGGGCATCCCTAGCGCGGCGAGTCCACAGCCGCCCGTCGTGCGCACACCTCATGAGTGCGAGCAAGCTGGGCGCTGCGCACTGCGCCTGC